GCGAGGTCTATGAGTTCGTTGCGCTTGGTTCCGAGCATTACCTTCTTGTTGTCCACCAAGTAAAGTATCTCTACCTCATCCTGCTGCTCTTTGGTCAGCCCGTCATACTGGCTATAAAGCTGATCATGTATTTTTGGCAGGAACGATTTGAACCGTGTATGGGTTGACGGCACAAGTATGGATAATCGTATCATGCTATTACCTCCAATGCTTCATTAACTGTTACGGGGCTAAACTTTAACAAATGATGTCCTATTTCGAATAACCCCATTTACCATATTGTAGAAATGAGATTTATTATAAGGCGTTGTCCTCATAGCTTCAACCATTGAATCATAATAAACTCCTGTCTCGGTATTAAATAGTTTCTTTTTATGGGTATCTACCACTTTTGTTTTTCGGCCAAACTTAACGTGCCTCCAAATCTTCCTGTTAACTATTCTTTGCAGTGTCCCTCGGTGTATATTAAATTTATTGCAAAGGTCATCATCACTTATTTTGCCATAATTTTCCAATATAAATATCACATCTTTTTCAGTTATTTTTGCTTGTACGTTTTTTGAACCTGTTGAGTTTTTTAACCCTGTTGAAAATGCATGATCTTCATTCTCCTGTCGTGTACACCATTCAAGATTCTCAACTCGGTTGTCAGTCTTTATGCCGTTCTTGTGGTTGACAAATTCTTTATTAAGAGGATTAGGTATAAATGCTCTTGCTACCATCCTATGAATTAGCCTACTTTCGCTTTTCATATATGGTATAAATGGATACCCATTTGATGTCAACTGGGCTTTCAATAATCGCGGTTTTACAAATCTTTTTCCACCACCAGCAACATTAGCATAAAACCCATTATTTCTTACGTTACCCAAATTAGACACCGAATAATTACCATTAGTGCCTTTAATTTCTTTCCAAATTTCTTTATTTGCCATATTTGTATATCTCAGTGCACCACTAAGATAGTAATATTATATAATATTTGCAAGTTCTGTTGCATCTATTGGATTTTCAGTCCTACGAATTGGTCTACCATTTAAATCTCTTTGTACTATATAACTTTCTGAACATCTGCACATTACACAATTTGCTGCTGATAAACGAGGGTCGCCCGGAAAGTCCGCGGCCTCTAAACTACCTTTGCCATCGGCAAGCCAATATTCATTGTCTAACGGCCTGTAATCTTCTTGCGCTATTAATTTATGGCTAAGCCGTGTTCTTTCATCCGGCGTATCAATCCATTTTTTATCCCATTCCAAATTTGAGGTGTACATTGATAATCTCCTTCCACGGTTCATCGCCGAAATTGTCTCCGTCCTAGCAATCACCACGCTGCGGTGGCGGTTCACTTCGCCCTGTGACTGCTGGCGTATCTCCCGGCTTATCTGCTCAATGGTACTCCCCTCGTTGATAGCCGATTCCACAACCTTCGCTATGGCCCGCTGCGTGGTGGCTGCGATGTTGTTGATCTTAGTCAGGATGTTGATGCTTAACCACTCCCTTGACACATCGCGCCACAACCGGATGAACTCTCCTTCGGGTACGTTGACACCTATAATTGACATCAGGTCATCGAAGAAGTCCTTACGGTCGCCTGCTAATGGCTTAACGAACATGTCCCAAGCAACCTTAGCCTCTTGCGGCAGTACGGTGGTGTAAAGCGCGATCAGTGGCGCACGGTAATCGTCAGGGTTGACCGTGTATGGTGACGGGTATGCTTCGGCTGCTTCACGGTACTGTTTAGCTAACACCGATAAGAAACGGCGTGCGTATCGCCGTTCGTGTTGGTCAGCCCGGTGAAGGAACTGCCGGTGAATAATTCGTTGTTGGCGGGTAGGCGTGGCCAAGGCTATCTCCCCCTTTCATAAACATTAACCCCCAACAACGCTAATCCGGCCCATATAGCCACGATAGTCGGAGCAGATATGTACCAGTCAGCCCATAACGCGCAGACTGTGCCAGCAGCGCCTAATGCGGCCAAAACGGCCACAAGTAACGTGATTGATAGGATTGATTTAATTCGTTGCATTATCTTCCTCCTGTTGATTATTTCCATCCAATGCATCCTGTTCTTCCAGCATATCGATATTAGGGTCGACAACACCCTCCACAACATCCTGCAACTTCACCTTACCCGAAGGCACCAGCACGTATTCGCCCAATCCATCTGGCAGCTCATCGTAATCCAGTGCCGCCCGTATTTCGTCGATGGTGAGTTTATCCTCCATCTGTTTCAACCACTCGGCCAACTCCTTACGGTTCGGCTGCAATTCGGGGAAGTACTGCGTATCGCTGATGTATACTAGCGAATCATCACCATACGCTTCCCTTGCGAATTTAGTCATCACCTCGTCGAAGTCTCGCAGCAATGGTAGCACGCATGAGGTGACAAACTTCCGGTTATTCTCGCCCTGGCTACTGACGTTCTGTGCGCCCGTCAACAGCTCCTTCGGATATCGGTATACCGCGCATATGGCTTGCAGGATGTCGTCCTTGGCGGCAAGTATGTTGAGGTCAACCGGTGACATGCCGATGCTGGTAAATTTGACGTCGTGTGGGGTAACTACGTATCCCCCGCCATGAACCACGCCTGTATGTGTACGGACGAATTTATCATTGATGTATACAGCGGTTTCTTCCGATATAACATCCTCCTGCCTTCCACTGCCTGATATAATGCCTCTAGGCCCCATGTTGCTGAATAGCGTACCTTGTGCAGTCTGTGCGGCCTTGTATTCGCTAAGGTCAAGCCGTAACGGCTGCATAGGCGACATGCCGTACAAGAACTCCGATCCCGTATAATCACATACGGGATTGAATGACTTCATATGGATCATCTTCTCGGCCGGGATGACATCATCGCCGTAGTAGTTGACCTTGTACCCTGCCACCGGCTTCTGCCTATCTCCCGCCACGATGTTAACCGCCGGGGATGGAACTACCCACAGCTGTGATGGCTTATTTGCGTTCATCCCTACCCCTGGCGTAGCCACATACAAGTAGCCGTTTCCGGTTATCTCATGGTATCCCATCAGTTCCCGCTTCATCTGCTTTCCGGTCTGTAATGGGTTTGGTTTTTCCAGTAATTTGATGAACTCGTGGCCTTCTACCTCCTCAAACGCTTGTGCCTTCAATACCCGGGCTTTCATAACCGACATGAAGTCGTGATTGTCCTTGGTCAGCATCTTCCATTGCTTTGACTTCACATCATCTGTCACTCGGTACAGCTGCCCAGGGGCATCACTGGCCTTATCCACGATATGCGAAACAATAGAGAACACGTATGCATTAGCCTTGTATCCCTCACGGATATACTTCTCGGGGTTATCTACCATAGGCACCCACATTCCGTTGATAAACGACCACTGTGGCGCGGGCATACCCAATGTTTTGGTGCGCATCAATACCCCTTTAAATCCCTGTATGATGTTCATATTGCATAAGATTTTCTGATCGCGTATTGCGGGTACACAGCGTACCGGATAGCATCGATCGCGTGATTATAGGCATCAACAGGCGTTTTTGACTTCTTGTCGTGCCATACGTAATTATTCAATTCCTTGATGATATCGGTGCTTTCGGGATCGACGATAATTTCATCGAAATTCTGCATAATAGCTATCCCGGCACTTATCGAACCCTCGCCTTTAATCGTAGGTTTGATGTTTACACCTTTATCGCTTAACTCTTTGATCAACCTAGGCTCGGCGCTATCCCCGTAAATCAGCGATTTACCGGCCGAAATCATGTCGGCCCGGACGATCTCATCTGTGGTCATGCGCGGCTTGTAGACGTACTGCTTCACATAAAGACGCTTCCGGCTGCGGTCTATACTGGTCCTTACCAGCGTGGTTGGGTCCACACTAAACCCAAAGTCCTGACCCCATACCGATGGCGCTACCTCCACGAACTCACCTGTGGTCCAGTTCGTGAATATAACACCCTCAGCCTTTTCGAGCCAGCCGCCCAAAACGACATGGTAGTAGTACTTGCCATCGCGCACCAGTTTCGGATCGCGGGCCTGTAGTTTAGCAACCTCGTCGTCTGTCAGGCCCTTAATCTGCTCGTAAGCCAGCCTCTTATGCTCGAAGTCCTCCCAGATGCTATCCGGGATAAATTCCCGCGGCATGTCTAGGTACGTTGAATGGATATACAGCACGTTGCCGATGATGCCGTTAAACCCATGAGGCACCGCTTGCGATTCAAAGAACTCCTGATAGATCCAATGCTCCTTGGTTGTTGGGTTGAGTAGCAGGATATTCAGGTTACGAATGTCTGTTGCTCGGATGGACTTACGTATCTTATCCCAATCCTCAAACGAAGGCATTTCCTCGGCTTCTTCCAGCACGAACATTGAGAATCCCTTGAGGGATTTGAGGTTAGCGGTTTGATTGCCGCTACTGGTCTTAATGCCTTTGAATACGACCTTGCTTTGGTTGGATAGTCCGCTTATCCGGTCCCTGGTCACCTCGAACGCTGATTCGCAATTAAGTAAATCAATCTTCTCGTTGAATTCCGGTATGATACTGTCCTCGGTTGATGTAAGGGTGTACCGCGTGTATAGTATGCGGTGATTGTGGTCCTTGGCCGCAACGCATGAAAACGTGCCCACAGCGAACGACTTTTGTGAGTTACGGCCGCCAGTAATGATGACGGTATCTACCTTGGCTAACGGATCGTCGTCGTCAGCATGAAGCCATCTGAATAGCGGCTCATATTTCTCACTGATTTTTAACTGATCCATCCTGTTTAGTAAAAACTATTTTGGTGGGCTGGGGCGACATGGTGCCGTCGGATGAGCGGTGGTCGTGTTCCTGCTTATCTGACCATCCGAGGTTCTTTAACACGAATATTGGACCGGCTGGATTCTTGGATGACTGGACGCATTTCTCATACTCTAGCTCGATCCGAAGCTTCGCACGTTTTACTGCGTAAGAAAACCCGTCTCGTTTTTCATAGTCATAAAAGCTCTGACGGCTCTCAAATCCAAGGAATAAACACAATCCGGTAATTGTGGGCGGCTCAGGCCATCGGGTGTATACTTCCCTGTCCCGAGGGTTGCCATCATCATCAGAATCGCACATCGTTTCCTTCTCGCCTCGTATCCAATCGAAATATTCATCAACCTTTGCGTTGAATTCTTCGGGTGTTTCGAAAAGTGGTGGTCTTCCGCCTAAATCCATATGATATACGCCTCCATTCGCAAAG